CTAACGATCTCAATGACCTCATCGCCGACGTTCGGACCTGGTGGGCGGCGAACAAAGACGAGTTCGGCCCTGGACTCTGGAACTTCTTCAAGGGACTGTTCGAGCGAGCTCCACTGACTGCAGCTCAGGAAGCAGCCATCCAGGAGACAGCTACACTCTACCAGCAACAAGCCGGGGTCAATCCTGCAACAGGTCAAGAATATACCAGCGTAGCCCAACTCTGGGCCCAAGCATTCGGTGTATCTCTACCCTGATTCAAGGAATTGGGAAAAGAGGCCTCTACCCCTAGGGTGGAGAGGCAAAAAGAACACACCGTGGATCCAGAATTGCACACATTCGCACTATTTCCCCACAATTCAAACAAATCGCTTCCTCAACATCTACAGCGCCCATCACCAAGTCCGGATTGAGATTGTCCATAATCTCTCCCCAATCTACGAAGCGGATCAGAGTGTCCACGCTGGCATCCTCCAGGAAGAGATCCCAACCGTACCAGCAATCCGCCTCCAGGGGGATCTCGTCGTACCAATCTTCACTCGCCATTCAACTCCTCCTCGATCTAGTCCAGGCTTCTCTCTTTGCGATTGCCCTTCGAGCTTGCGTCTGCTGGCGGATCCTTCTGTTCCTGGTGCGGCACTCGCCGATGAGAGCCTGGTCAGAGGTGTGGTTAGGTCGATGCAGCATGATCCATCCTCGTGGCCGTCCTCGACCAGTCCAGTGCCGTTCTAGCTGTGCACGGACCTTCTTGCCACACTTGCGGCACTTGCGCTGTAGATGCGCTGTAGAGTCCCTGCACTGCCATACCCACCACTGGAGGCACTGCGGGCACTGGTAGAGTCCCTTCCTCATTCACTCATCCTCCCAGAGATACTCCATGCGGATCGGCTCGCCGGAATCGGTGAATACATAATCAACAGCTAGAATCTTCTCGAACTCCACCAACTGCTTCGCAACAACCAGGAGCTGTTCTCTGGTGAAGATGACATGTCGATCAGTCATTCTCGACACTCCATGTGCATGTCGCCGAGTTTGTAATCGTGCCAGTGGACGGTCCCTACTGCAAACTCCTCTTTACAAATTACACAGCGACTCATTCCTTCGCCTCCTCGATCATCGCCCACATTACTTCCTTATCTTTCTCCAAGAGCTTCACTTCCTTCTGCAGACGCTTCACCTCTGCCTCCCATACGCGTGAGAAGAGTATGCAACGGCTCACATGGTACGATCTACCGTTCGTTCGGCTGTGCTTAGGCCACTGGATGAAGACGGCGTGGGCTTCGGGCGAGAGGCTGATTGATTCTATTGCCATGGCCTCTCCTGGCATTGATAGTTAATAACAATAACTCTGTTTGAGTACTCGACAATCACTATTAACGGCGAACAAGGATGGGTGGGCGCTGCGGGGGGCTGAAAAGCATCAAGATAAGCACCTTCATGGGCGGTGCACCACCGGAGCATAGCGGGAGCACCTATGCCTATTGACGGAATTACCCTTCTAATCGCCCTAACTAGCCTGAATTTTCTTGCTCTCGGTGCTCTGGCCCTCTGGATCCGGGCAGAATTGGATGCTGCAGTGGTAGAATTGGACTCTGCCCTGGCTCTGGCCATCAAAGCGACGATGGATCAGCTCGGTGATGGTGTCATGGGCGGGTTCGATCCCGTCAATCCAGTGCAAGCTGCGATCGCGTCGATGATTCAGGCGTATGCAAGCAACAAAATCACAACGATTGAGGGTACTGCGTCGCCGAGGGGTGCCGACGGTACCTTTCAGAAGGGTCTCGAAGAGTTTGAGTGATAATTAATAGCGAGGTTTTCTAACACTCGCGTTATGGCACGCCGCCGAGCCAAGAGATCACGCCGAAGAAGCCCGAAGACGATCAGTTTGTACAACATGGCGGTCGGCTATGGGAATCTGGCGATTCTAACTGAAGGCACCATGGGCACATCACCCTACGGAGTCATCACCGGATCCACAGACCTAGGCTACAAGTCAGTCTCTGATGTTGGTCTTGGTGCCACCTCGATGACGCTGTCAGGCGCCGGGGTCATTTCCCTGGGCGACATCCTAAACGAGCCTTCACTAGCTATGAATACGATCATGCAGAACGCAAAATCCAATGCTGTTCCAATGGCAATAGGTGCGATCACCTTCAATGCAGGAGCCAAGATCTTCAGGAAGACCATGGCAAAACCATTCAGAGAGGCGAACAAGCTCATCAAGCCCCTTGGCCTTGGAGTGAGGTTGTGATTCTATGGCAACAAACACAGTTACAGGAAATCTAGTTTGCTCGGACGGAACCAACATTCCCCTAAAGCTCGACACCGCTGAGGGAACTGATACTTCGCTGACCACTGACACGGCCTACACGGTCGCGGCACAGAACGTCGGAGACTTCGCGCCTGGCAAGACAGTAGTGTCTGGCCTAGTATCTTGCGACAACGGAGTCGGCTACTGCTACATTCTCTCGCAGGGCCTGGTAGCTGCAATCGTTCCCTGGTCTGTCAAAGGAGCTGTAACCGATGGATCGCCAGCGCTCTGCCAACCTTACACCCTCAAGGCAGGTGACATCGTGAAGGTGATGAACAACACCGCCGCAGATCGAGAGGCCGCAATGGCTGTCTACACTGCTCGAGGTGTGTCCAGGATCTTCCACGTCACTCCAACGGGTGGCGCGACCAACGAACTGGTCGATCTCCAGACTGGCAACAGCATCGGAGATACATTGCAGGGCGACCGAATCGTGAAATGGTTTGGAACGTCTGTTGACGCTGCGAAGATTGAGACGCAGGGCTTCTTCGTCGTCGACGCCCTGGGCAACGTCATCGGATCATGTGCGGCTGGTAGCCCCATCGTGCAACAGCCTAGCTTCTCTCCGGCCGCGACAAACATCGCATTAAATTACAAGGCTCAATTCCTCACAAATGCATAGACGTGATTGAATGGCTAAGCTCACGAAAGCAGCAGGTCGCCGCCGACTCGGCGAGATCGAAGCGAAATCAAAGAAACTATTCCTTCGAGGATTCATCAGTACCAAGGATCTCGATACCATAGAGCGGATATGCAAGTCTCGAACGAAGCAATTGAAGTGATAGGATGCCGCTTCCAGATGCCCCAGGGGAATCCCCACGCGTCTACAAACTGTTCAAGAACACCACTTTAGCGAATGTGACCAACGATAACATCACTCTAGTGGGTGATCCAATCAGTATCGAGATGCTTAACGAGGATGAACTGCGCCGCCTAATCCTCGTGCAACTAGCTAGATTGAGCGTTAAGCAAGAGTGGAATGGACTTCTAGGGTGATCTCATGCCACTACCAGACGCCAACAAGAAGTCGCCCAGGGTCTATACCAACCTTCAGAACATAGATCTAGACTCTGTAACATTCGCTAATGTCCAGTCGACTGGCAATCCCATAGCTGTAGAGGCGATGAATGAGGACGAGATGAGGCGTCTTGTCCTGGTTAACCTGGCACGACTGGTCTGTGCAGGTGAATGGAACGGGCTTCTGACTGCAGGTGGAGGGGCCGAGACCCTGGGCGAGCTCACTGATGTCCTCCTCGACGCTACGAACTTCACCGACGGTCTCCTGATCCAGACGAACAGCGACGGGAGTGCTCCATCTACGGGAACCCTCAGTGGTGCTGAGAACAACCTCGGGATCGGAAAGAACGTGTTCTCTGCCCTGGCTGGTGGCACCAACAACGTAGCATACGGCAACGACGCCCTCGAAGACATTACTTCCGGTTCTTACTCGGTGGGGATCGGACACCGTGCTTTGAAAGATGTAACCACGCAATCTCAGAATACAGCCGTAGGAGCTTACGCAGGCCAGGGGATCGGCAATGGCAGTGACAACGTCGCAATCGGTGCCAACGTCCTGCGTACAGCGAACGCTTCTACGCAGAACACCGGAGTAGGAACAAGCGCACTCAACAAAAATAGCGGGGGGAACTCTAACACCGCCGTCGGATATGTCGCGCTCTACAATGTCACTTCTGCTCACTCGAACTGCGGATTCGGCAAAGGGGCCGGCTATGTTGTGACAGGTGCCCTCAATATATGCATCGGTTTTGAGGCTGGCTACACACTTTCATCCGGCTCAAACAATGTGATAATCGGCGGGGTCGAACCTGACAGCGTCACCGCCGATGACCAACTCGTGGTGTCTGCGGGTGATGGAGGCTTCTTCTGGATCAAGGGCGACAGTGCTGGCGCGTGTTACCAGGGCGACAACGCGACCGCCTGGAGCCAGACATCAGACAGATCCCTCAAGCGAGAGATCACAAACGCCACTAAGGGACTCGATGCAATCAACGAGATTCAAGTCAGAAACTTCCGCTATCGTAAAGACAACGAGTACGGGCTCGACCCCGAGCCCTCGAGGGTGGGAGTGATCGCACAAGAACTCGAGGAAGTCTTCCCCGAGGCCGTGAAGCAGAACTTGAACGGCCACAAGACAGTCAGCCCTGACTCGATCAACTGGGCTCTCCTTCGTGCCGTCCAGGAGCTCTCCGCGAAAGTCGAGGCCCTGGAGTCGGCTGCATGAGCAAGCGCCCTCCTGACCAGGTGATCGAGTTTCGGATCAGTCTCCAGGACAGAGAAAAAGAAATGTTCGACTCACTGATCGGGGCGTACCAGGTTGACAAGTTCTCTGAGGCAGTTGACCAGGCTCTTTCATTTCAGAACGTCTACCTCGGCATCACGCTGATCGAGATTGCCACTGGCAAAGAGATCCTGTTCGGTACTCCTAACGATCTCAATGACCTCATCGCCGACGTTCGGACCTGGTGGGCGGCGAACAAAGACGAGTTCGGCCCTGGACTCTGGAACTTCTTCAA